GGACGGAAATCACGTCTTTTGCAGGGATCTTGCGGGTTTGACCATCTGATAATTGTTCGACAATTAATTCGTCATTCGACTGTTTAACCATTCGTTTGACAATCGCGTGATTCGCATTTTGTGCATTTAGCTGCACTACAACGTAGTCATTTTTGCGTATTGGTTTACCAGGATGCACGTATAAAAGCTCTCCCGCTATAAAACGTGGCTCCATACTATCACCAGTTACATAAACCGCGTATGGATCCGGTGCGTTTTCAAGATAATCAGGGACAGTAACCATCTCGATCGGAGCGGTAACGTCTGTAATATCAAAGC